GAAAAAGTAACCCTTAACAAGCCACGGCGTATTCAAGGTGGCAACAAGAAGTTTGAAGTGTTCGTCCAAGACGGTGACAAGGTTAAGCGAGTTACCTTTGGTGATCCTAACATGGAAATCCGCCGTGATGACCCTAAAGCTAGGGCCAACTTCCGCTCCCGACATTCATGCGACACCAAGACGGATAAGACAAAGGCTGGCTACTGGTCATGCCGTATGTGGGAAGCAGGGACATCGGTGAGTGATATGACAAAGAATATCGAAGGTAAAATCCTCAAGACCGACGACGAACAACGTATGGTCTATGGTTGGGCCTCAGTAGTAACCGAAGACGGTGAAGCTGTAGTAGATCGCCAAGGGGATGTTATTGAAGCTGCCACTCTTGTGAAAGCTGTAAACGAATTTATGGAGCATGTGCGGGTCGGCAAGGCAATGCACACGGGAGAGCAAGTTGGTACAGTAGTACACTCGCTGCCTATCACTAAAGAAATTGGTGATGCTCTAGGAATCCAGTCTAACCGTGAAGGATGGGTTGTCGCATACAAAGTATTCGATGATAACGTCTGGGCTATGGTTAAATCTGGCGAACTTGCGGCCTTCTCTATTGGCGGTCGTGCTATGAAAGAGGAGATTTAATCTTGCCCAACCTCCTGAAAAACTTGCACCTTGAAGAGCTATCTCTAGTAGATCGCCCTGCCAATGCACAGGCAATGGTTAGCCTCTTCAAGCGTGACACTTCCGAAGAGGAAATTACTAAGATGACTGATGAAATGGAAGCCAAAGTAAAGGCGTACATGGAAGAAAAAGCATGTGGTAAAGAGGAAGCTATGAAAGCCCTCGGCTACGACATGATGAAAGAAGAAGAGGCTGTTGAAGCCCCTGAAGCCGCTGCTGAAGTAGATAAGGCTGAAGAAGCTCCTGTCGAAGAGGTCTCTGATGAAGTAGAGACACTGAAAGCTGAGAACGAGCGTCTTCGCAAGGGTCTTATTGACAACGGTTACGTAATTAAAGCCGAAGCTATCGAAAAGAAAGCTGAAGTGGAAATGATGGACATTGAAGGCGAGATGGTCGTTAAGTCTGACATCCCTGCCCCAGTCCTTAAAGCTCTCGAAGCCGCTGCTATTGAGAAAGCTGACATTGCGCTGACAAAACGTGCTGGTGAAGCTCTGCCTCACTTTGACGTAGATGTCGCTAAAGCTCTCGTAGAGAAGTTCTACGAAGATGAAGCAATTATGGCAGCATTGAAGGCCGCTGATGCAGCTTTTGATGCAGCTATGCAAGAATTTGGTAAGTCTGATGTAGACGGCGAGTTCGCTACCTCTGCCGACAAACTAGATGCCCTCGTAAAGTCCTACATGGACGACAACCAACTGAAAAAGAGTGAATATGCCAAGGCTTACGCTGCTGTAGCGAAGACCGACGAAGGCAAGACACTTATCAACAAATCCTATAAAGGGGAATAATCATGGCCGTCATGCAATCTCGTGACAACCGCACCGAAATCGCTGGTGTTGGTGGTACTACTCAATTTAAATTCGTAACTCTTGACGCTGGTGGCGCTGTCACTACCGCAGGTGCTGCTGGTGAACAGGCTTACGGTGTATGCTTGGTCGGCGCTCTCGTCGGTAACGCAACTACTATCTGCGTATCAGGTAAAGTTATGGTAACTGCTGGTGGCACTATTGCTGCTGGTGACGCTGTTCAGACAGACGCTGCTGGTGATGCACTCACAGCCGCTGCTGGTGATGTTGTTATGGGTTATGCCAAGGAAGCTGGTGTCGATGGTCAAATCATCGCAATCGAGCTTATCCAAGGCGGTAACATCGTAGCCTAACCCTAACAAGCATTTTAAGGAATAATATAATGCCTCTTTTGACTCCCTCCGCTGTTCATATCGACCAGCCGCTCTCGAACCTGACACTGGCTTACGTTCAAGAGCAGACTAACTTCATTGCTGACAAAGTATTCCCTGTTGTAGGTGTACAGCGTCAGTCAGACAAGTACTACATCTATGACCGTGCGGACATGAACCGTTCGGGTGATGTTAAGAAACTTGCTCCACGTACCGAAGTAAACCGCATTGGTATGGCAGTATCAAACGACAGCTACTTTGCTGACGTATATGGCCTTGGTATGGACTTCGACGAGCAGACGCTTGCTAACGAAGATGCAATGCTGGACATCCGTTCCGCAGGCGCACAGACCATTGTCAACCGCCTGATGATCCATCGTGAAGAGCAGTTCGCTGCTAACTTCTTCGCTGCTGGTATCTGGGGTACAGACGCTACACCATCGAACCTGTGGTCTGACTACACAAACTCCACACCAATCACTGATGTGACAACCGCTCGCCGCACCATGCAGCTTGCGTCTGGTGGCTTCAAGCCAAACACAATGGTTATCGGTAAGGAAGTACGTGACATCCTCATCAACCACCCAGATGTGCTTGCACGTTTGAATGGCGGTGCTACTGTTACTAACACAGCACTCATCACAGATGCTAAACTTGCAGAAATCTTTGAGGTAGAGAACTTCTACGTCATGGAAGCTGTGAAGAACGGTGCTGCTGAAGGTCTCGCAGAAGCTAACGCCTTCATCGGTGGTAAGAACGCACTGCTGGTACACACACCACGTACATCTGGTTTGATGACACCTGCGGCTGGTCTGACCTTCGCATGGAACAACATTCCAAGCGTAAACAACCTTGGTGTAACCGTCGAGAGCTTCTCCGACGATGCACTGAAGCGTCAGCAGGTTGCAGAGCATATTCAGGTCAAGATGTCCTACGACATGAAAGTCGTCGGTTCTGACCTTGGTTACTTCTTCGAAGATGTTGTAGCGTAAGCTACCTCGCCTAAGATAACGGTGGACCCTGAGCTTCGGCTTGGGGTTCAACCCAACTTATAAAATACCATAACAGTGAAATAGGAACAGAATTATGCACCCCACATACTTGGGTTGGCAGGTTGATTGGCCTGTCTTCGTTAAACGACCCCTCATGGCAGACAGTAAGACATGGAGCCAAGGGGAACACTTTAATTGGCTTGAACGTGGCATTGACGCAGATAAGGTGGCTACATTGTACGCCTCTGGTTATGTCCACCACAATAAAGAATTAGAAGTACAAACTAAGGTTGGTGATCGACTATCTGAGCTATCTGGCAAGCAGCTAGAAACTCTAGTCAACTTGCTTAACGCTGAAGTTAAAGCTCGTACATCAAGTGCCTCAGAGTTTGATACTAAGAAGTGCAAGAAGTCTAAGATCGACGATAAGCAACGTGGTCTTATTCGTCGCTTCCTGAACAACAGCCGTTGGATCACAGAAGACTTCTACACTATTCGAGACCGAATACTGAACGACTAAATAATTGGAGACGACTAGATGGCTTGGTCCTACGATCCTACAGACTTGGATACAACTACGGCCTCTGGTCGCCTTAACACAGTCAGGCTCCTTGTTGGAGACACTGAGACCCTAGACCAACAGGTCCAGAACGAAGAAGTTACCTTCAGTCTCTCTGAGAATAACAATAACATCTATTACGCTGGGGCATGGATTGCCCGTGCTATCGCATCTAAATACTCACGTAGGGTCAACACATCCCTTGATGGTGCTTTGAAGGCAGACTACAGTGACCTTGCTAAACAGTATAAGACCCTTGCTGATGACCTTGAGTATCAGGGTAAGACAAACGGTTCAGGTTCCTCTGTAGGTATTGGTGTTCTGGCGGGTGGTATCACAAAGACTGGCATTGAGACGGTACGTGAGAACACTGACCGTATCGAAGGCTCATTCCGCCGTGACCGCTTCAAGAACCCCCCTAGCTACCAAACACCAGAGTATGAATAAGGAGTAGATCATGTCATTTCGCTCCTTTGACTTGCTGAACCTCGTAAGAGACTTCGGTGAGAGCTTGACACTACGCAAGGTTACTTCGGGTGGCGCTTACAACCCTGCCACTGGTGAGGTAGATGGGTCAGCTACAACAGACTACGCTTTTACTGGTTACTTCTACAACTACGAAACTCTTAACGTAGACCAGATTAAGAAGGGTACTCGTAAGTGTGTTATCCCTGCACTAGGTTTCTCTGTAGAGCCTGATGAGAAAGACATTATCGTAGGTAATGGTGATAACGTAGTCATCGTCTCAGTAACCACAATCTTCTCTGATGGTGCTGCTGTTTGCTACCTCTGCCACGTAGAGGAATAGACTATGGTAACTCAAGTAACTATAAGCCCCAGCTTCCAGAAAAAGATGGACAAGCTGGAGGAGTTGATAGGTGACCAGATAGATGAGAAGCTGCTAAGTCTTGGTACTTACGCTGTAGAAATCTCCCCTGTTTACTCTGGTGCATTTGCTGAATCTTGGTCAATACGGCCCATAGGCTCTGGTGGTGGACGGTCTCGTAAGTCAAGGCCAGATAAAGTACCTGACGTGCAGTCAAAGAAAGAAGAAGCTAAAGGTCTTATTGCGGGGGATGTTGCCCAATACTCTGAGCAAATTCTCAAGGACGGTGGTGCAGTTTTAACTAACAGGTCTCCTCACGCAAGAGAGGTTGATGTTAAATACGCCACAGTGGCAAGAGTTAAGGATAGGTTCAGATAATGGCAAGCATATATGATGACATTCGAGCCGCACTTGAGACTACTCTAAGCTCAGTCACAGACGTACCCTCTGTAGGTTGGGAGAACGTACAGTTTAGCCCTACTACTGGTCAACCCTACGTTAAACCCCGCCTTATCCCAACTCGTCGTGAACCTGCTGTACGAGGCACTAACCCACAGATGTTCTATCAGGGTGTCTTCCGTGTTGAGTGTTACGTCCCAGAAGACAACGGCCCCTCTGCTGGGGATGAACTAGCAGACAAGATTATTGACGCATTTGAAGCTACAACAGATGTAAGCTACAGCGGCACTATCGTATCCATCCGTTATGCCGAAAGAGAAATGGCTGAGATTGATGGCCCCTTTTACATGATACCAGTGAATATCGGCTGGTACATCTACAAATAACTTCCCACAGGAGACTTTAATATGGCCTTTGCACAGGGTTCACGCTCCAGCTTGTCCTTCATCGTAGAATCTACGTTTGGTACAACCCCCGCTGGTAACTTCACTAACCTTCCTTTCAGCACACACTCTTTGAACCTAACCAAAGATCGTGTAGCTGGTAACGACATCCAAGCTGACCGTATGCCACGGGTTGACCGTCATGGTAACCGTCAAGTAGCTGGCGACATTGCAGTTGACCTTCGTGATGGTGACTATGATGCCTTCCTTGAATCAGCTATGCTCAACACATGGGACACTACCACACTAAAAGTTGGTACAACACCTAAGTTCTTCTCTGTAGAAGACTATGCTGCTGACATTGACCAAGCTCGTGTCTTCACAGGTCTCTCAGTTTCCACTATGGGTATCTCTCTTGCTCCTAACCAGATGGTAACAACTACCTTCGGTATGGTAGGTAAAGACATGACCATCGGTGGTACAGAGAAGACACAAGACGCTGCTTCTGGTGCTGCCCCCTTCGATGCTTACTCAGGTGACATTTCCATCGGTAACGTAGGTGCAGGTTCTGCTGTAGCTATCGTAACTGGTCTGGACTTCACCCTGACTAACTCTTTTGCCCCTACCTTTGTGATTGGTGACGATAGTGCGCCTTCCCTTGAGTATGGTCGTGCAGAAGTTGAGGGTACACTCACAGCTTATTTCGAAGATGCTTCTCTCATCAACCGTTTCCTCAACGAGACTGAGACTGAGATTGAAGTATCTGTAGATGATCCTACAGGTGGTAATGCTTATACCTTCCTGTTCCCACGGGTCAAAATTAACTCTGCTGATGTTGGTGTCGATGGCCCAACTAGCCGTATGATCTCCCTGTCCTTTGTTGCTCTCTATGATGCGACTGAAGGCACTAACCTTAAGATCACACGCCCAGCATAACTAAGTCAGCGTAGCTTACGCTACTAAAGAATACCTAGCTAGGTACGTGGAGGCTCCTGAGTCGGGTCGGGGGTCTCCACACTTAAAATTAACCCGACACTAATTTACGCTATGGCGTACAAATCATAAACTTACGCTATGGCGTAAAGATCATAACCCCCCGAAAAGGAACCCCGACAATGGATTTGATGAACCTCAAGCCTACAAGCGATACTGTAGAAGTAACCTTGAAGCACCCTAACACTGGTGACACCCTCAAGAATGACGACAAGACAGCTATGACTGTCACTGTCCACGCAAGTCACTCTAAAGAGTACAAGGCTGCAATGCACGAACAGACGAACAAGCGTCTTAAGGTTATGCAGAGTGGTAAGAAGCAGGAAATCACAGCGCAGGATATGGAAGAGGCTGGACTAACGCTCCTCTCTAAAATCACTGCTGAGTGGAACATCACATACGGTGGTGAGAAGCCTAAACTTACTGTCGCTAAGGCTAAAGACCTATACGATGAAGTGTTCTGGATTAAGGATCAGATTGAGGAGGCGCTTGCTGACTCTCTGGATTTTACGAAAGCCTAACTTCTCAGTTGTGTGATTGGGCTGAACACCAGTTTAAGCTCAATCGCCCTGACAAGAATGGCACAACAGAACGTGAACACCTCGAACAAGTAGAAAGGCAGATCGGACGTAGACCTGAAGCACTGGAACCCCCGACAGTATTTCCTCAGCTTTTGTCTCATGTCTGGTCTGCCTTTTGTGTTTTGAGTAATAGTAGAACTGCTGGATTCTCTGGCCCTAACCCGATAACATACGAACAAATTAAAGCATGGAAGGAACTGACTGAGACACCGATTGCTCCTTGGGAGATAGAAGCAATTAAACGTCTTGATACAGTTTATATGGGGATAGCGAATGGCTGACGATATTAAGGTTATAATTGGGGTTGACAGTGCGCCAGTACAACGTGCTGTACAGCTTATGAACAACCTAGAATCCGAAGTTAGGGATGTAGAAAAGGCTGAAAAGAAGGGCCTTATTACCCGTGCGAGAGCTACAGAAGAGACTAAGCGTCTAACCAACCAAATGGCTCGGCTTAAGAAAGTCTCTTCTGGTAGTGCAAAAGATTTCTACAAGTTTGAGAAAGCACTTTCTGGGTCAGGCAAAGCTGCGAGACGTAATGAAGTTGCTATTCAACAAGCTGGCTACCAGTTCCAAGATTTCGTAGTCCAAGTTCAAGGTGGGGTCAACCCTCTAATAGCCTTCTCACAACAAGGTTCCCAATTAGCGGGTTTCTTTGCTGGCCCGTGGGGCGCTGCTATTGGTCTAGGTATCGCAGTACTTGGCTCACTAGGTATGGCGATAATGTCTTCAGTTGGCACTACAGAGAAGTTTGAAGACCAAATTAAAGAGACTACCTCAACCTTAGACGAATATTTCAACCTAATGAAGTCCAACAGTGGTGTGTTTTCAGATGCCTTCGAAAAGAACCTAGATGGCCTTAAGCTGACATCACAGGCAGCAAAAGATTTGTTGGCTATAGCAAGGATAGAGGCGTATAAAGGTGTTGAATCTCTTAACGCATCCTTAACTGCATCTGTACTAAGTGCAAGTTACCTTAAAACTGAGGTTGAAGATGTTGGTAATCTTATTAACAAGGGGTTTATAGCTAAGGTTTCTGCTGGACTGGGAGGTAAAGCTGGTTCAGAAATTCGTAGTCTGTATAAGGCGCTCGTTCAACTCAGAGAGGCCCCTACGCTTGAGGGACAGTACGAGGCGGCTTTAAGGGCTAGAGATGTTTTCAAGCAGAATGTTGATGTTACGGGTGAACTGACAGATTCACAAAGAGCTTTCTGGAAGGAATTATCTCAAACCATTCAGCAGATGGAACTTTTGGGCGCTGTCGAGACCTTTGACGTGCTTGAGGAGTTGGTCGAAAAAACTCGTGTAACTATGGGTCAAGTCTCTGCTGAAGCTACTACACTGTCTCAAGAGGTTGCTGACGCAGCTATAGAGCTTGGCCTAGGCTATAAAGAAGCCTTAAAGCTACAAGAAGAAATGAAAAAGGCAGAGGGTTATGCTCTAGGTATAACTAAAGCTGACATGGAATCGGGCATACTTGCTGCCGCTGCACAGGCGATGATACTCGCCAAAAACATGGGTATATCTCTGGGTTTAGCTCTTGACTTAGTGGCACTGGCTGGTAAATCACAAGCTGAAAACTTATTTGACACCAAGGTAAGAACTGGCGCTATCCCCCCGCAAGCTGCTGGAGATTTTAACCTAGAGGGCGGTAGCAAGACACCCCTTGCTCTCCAAACTTACATGGACAGTGTTGATAGTCGTGTTAAGGAGAGGGAGAAGGTAGCAAGAAAAGCCGCCAAAGGTGCTGGCAAGTCCCCTACCGAGGGTTTTGCTGAATACCTCGACGGCCTCAAGCAACAAGCTCAACTCGAAAAAGAACTCGTAGGCATCTTTGGTGCGAAACGGGCTGAGGAAGAAGCGGTCATCCAAGCTCGTGAGAAGTACGGCGAAGTCTTTGGGACAACACAAGAGGCTGAACTCCGTGGCACTCTGCGTCAGATTGAAGCTGACAAGGAACGTCAGCGTGTTCTTGAGGAAGCTAAAGCGCAACAAGAGCAGTTAGCTAGTATGATCGCAGGTCAAATGGGCGATGCCTTTATGTCTATTGTTGATGGCACTAAGTCTGTCAAAGATGCCTTTAAGGATATGGCACGGGCTATTATCAAGGAACTCTACCAAATCTTCGTCATTAAGAAGATCACAGGGTTTATTGAGGGTGCAATTGGGGGAATGGGGGGCAGTTCTCTAGCACCTACCTCCTCTGTACGACCTCAAATAAGACCCTTT